ATAGAACTCTTGCAGTTAGAGGAATGGCGCAAGGAGTCAGAGGCGATTGATATTGCCAAAGGCAAGTACGCAATTCCCAAGACTTGGGATGAGTTCTTAAAACGCAGATAATGGCAGTAGTAGAAACGATACGCATTGATGGTGACTCCTCGCAGTTTGACGCTGCGGTTAAGGATTTAATCTCAGGCATCAACCAACTAAATAAGTCTATTGACAAAATTGGCACCGAAGCCAAGCAGTCTTTTGGGCAGGCTGAAACTGCCGTCAAGGGCGTAAAAGAAGAAGTTAAAGAAACGGGCAAGAGCGTTCAAGATTTAATTAAAAACATAACTGCTCTTGGCGTTATCACTAAACTAACTGATGCCGCAAGCGAAGCATTTACAGGCAATCAGAAAATAGTTGACACGCTAAATACGGGATTGTTCTCCGCACAAATCTTAGTCAGCAATCTAATTGATTATTTTTCAGGTGGCGGTGGAAGTTTAGCGGATGCCTTTAGGGGTGTTACCTCCCAAGCAAAAGAATTGGTAGACCTGCAAAATCAATCTAAACTTGCAGAAGTTGAGCGCATCAGGTTACAATTTGAATATCAAACCCTCGCAGAGAAAGCTCGGCAGCTCCGCGATGATGAATTGTCAAGTATTGATGAGCGCATCAGCAAGAATGATTTGCTTAATGATATTCTTATAGAACAATTATCCGAAGAGGGCAAAATGGTTCAAACAAAAATTGCAGCAGCTCAGGCTGAGGTCAATCGTTTGGATAACATTGAAAACCAAGTTGCGCTTGCACAAGCATTGACGGAGGAGTTTGATATTCAAGAGCGCATCCTTAGTCAGACATCAGAATACCTGTCTAACCAACGTGGCCTTGAGCGTGAGCGTTTAGAATTGCAAAAACAAATCAACGAGCGCAAAGCCATTGAAGCTGAAACGGGTGTTAAGCAACGTGATGATGAGCAGGCGCAAGATATGGTCATTTATAGCTTCAAAGTAAGAACTGAAAGGGAGCTTGCTGAAATGGAGTATGAGAGATACTACAACGGCTATCAGGTACGGAAAGATTTTCTGCTTCAGCAGATTCAAGCCGCACAAGATGCAGGCCTAACCGAGAACGCCCAATACCAAACTCTACTTGATGAGAAATATCAATTAGATGTTGAGTATTTTGAAAGGTCACGAGATTTAGCCAATCAACGCAGAGAGTTTAATTTGCAATCATTAAGCGATGCAGTAAAAACAACAGGTCAAGCAATTGATGCAATATCTGCTTTCTATGAGGCACGGTATGCTAACGATGAGGAGAACGCAGAGAAAGCGTTCAACATCCAAAAGAAACTATCTATCGCTCAAGCCGTAGTACAGGGAGTAGAGAGTGTGGTGAATGCTTATGCAACGGCTCAAAAATCACCGCTCACAACCGTGTTCCCTGCTTACCCCATAGTGGCGGCAGGCGCAGCCGCAGCATTTTCAGCAAGCCAAGTGGCACTAATAAGCAATCAGCAGTTCCAATCTGCATCAGCAGGCGGTTCTTCAAGCTACGATTCAGGCGCAGCAGTACCATCACAACCTGCTAATTTTAACATCGTATCAAGAAGCGGTAACAACATCTTAATGGAAAGCATCGCCTCACAATTTGACAAGCCTATGAAGGCGTATGTTGTAAGTGGCGAGGTTATTTCAGGAACGCAACTTGACCGCAGGCGCATCCGCACCGCAACATTTGGATAATATGAAACTGATAGAACTAATACTTGATGAAACAATGCTGCTCACGGGCATTGATGCAATCTCCCTTGTAGAACATCCTGCTATTGAGGAGGACTTCATTGCGCTCAACTCACAACGGGTTGAGTTCGCTACGCAGAGCGATGAGAAGCGCATCCTTATGGGAGCAGCACTCGTACCAAACAAACCCATCTACCGCGCAGAGGGGCAGGAGGAGTTCTACGTTTACTTCAGCGAAGCAACAATACGCAAAGCAAGCGAGATGTTCTTTCAGAAGTCCAAGCAGAACAACGCTACGCTTGAACACGAGGTAGGCATCAACGGCCTCACGGTTGTGGAGTCGTGGATTATTGAAGATGATGTACAAGACAAGAGCAAAAAGTACGGATTTGATTTGCCAATAGGCACGTGGATGGTATCTATGAAAGTCAACAACCCCGAGATATGGACAAACTTTGTCAAGACAGGAAAGGTCAAAGGCTTCTCTATTGAGGGGTACTTCGTGGACAAGCTAAACCTTGCCAAGCAAGAGATGGCGCATCTTGAGGAGCAGGAAGCAGCGTTGATGCTTGCACAGATTGTTGCTATCATCAAAAGAGATGGTCGTAAGAAGACGGGCAAGCGTATTGAGATGGAATCGTTTACTGACTATCCCGATGCGGTACGCAACAACGCCAAGCGTGGCATTGAACTAAACGAGAAGAACGGCAATAAGTGTGCAACGCCTGTCGGTAAGGTAAGGGCGCAGCAGCTCGCACAGGGCAAGCCTGTGAGTGTAGAGACCATCACACGGATGTACTCGTACCTATCAAGAGCCGAAGAATACTACGATGAGAACGACACGCAAGCCTGCGGCACAATATCGTTCCTGCTATGGGGCGGTCTTGCAGGTAAGCGTTGGGCAGAATCCAAACTAAAAGAACTTAACAATGTATAGACCTCAAAAACTCCCTGTTGCTTCCCCACGAGGCGGAAGGCGTGGGTGCTTATGCCCCGACAATACCTACAAGTCCGAATGCTGCGACGGCTCTCTTGCTGCGCAGGGTATCGGCTCCCTTGTCGGACAAGGCACGGTAGTTATCAATCCTTAAAAATGTTACAAATAATCAAAACCCCTTTAATTAGTTAGATATGAAAGCAAACAATATCCTAAACCGCATCCTTGCCGAACTGTCCTCCATCCGTGAGGTTAAGTTTGAGCAAATGACACTTGAGAACGGAGCCGTTCTTGAGGCAGAATCATTTGAAGCAGGCAACGAAGTATTTGTCCTTAGTGGCGAAGACCGAGTTGCTGCTCCTGTTGGCGAACACCTCCTCGAAGATGGTCGTGTACTCGTTATCACCGAAGAAGGCGTTATCGCTGAAATCAAAGAAGCTGCTGCCGAAGCAGAGGTAGAAGTTGAGGTTGAGGCCGCAGCATCTACTGAACTCGCTGAGGAAGTAGAAGAAGCCCCTGCGGTTGTTGCAATCATTGAGAAAGTTCTCGAAGAGATTGCAATGATGCGTGAGGAGATGAAAGGAATGCGTGAGGAGATGGGCGGCTACGCCAAGAAGGAGGAGATGGCTGCGGTTAAAGCAGAACTATCTGCCGCACCTGCTGCGAAGCCCATCAAACACAACCCCGAAACAAAGCAAGTCCAAAAGATGAGTTCTAACCGCCCCGAAAGAGCGATTGACCGAGTCCTTGCACGAATCAACAGTTAATAAATAAAAAAAAGAAAATCAAATGGCTACGACTACATCGATAACCACATCATATGCGGGGCAGTTCGCCTCCAAGTACATCTCTGCTGCTCTTTTGAGCGCAAACACTTTGGACAAAGGTCTCATTGAGATTCTTCCAAACGTAAACTACCGCACCACCCTTCAGAAGGTTAATACCGACGGAATTGTGCGCGATGCCACCTGCGATTTTGATGCAACGTCTACCTTGACGTTGACTGACCGCATCCTTGAGGTTGAGCCATTCCAAGTGAACTTGCAGCTTTGCAAGAAGGACTACTACGATTCTTGGATTGGTGGTCAAATGGGTTTCTCTGCTTACGATAGCATCCCTGCTTCTTTCGCTGACTTCCTTATCGCCCACGTTGCCGCAAAGACTTCACAGAAGATTGAGCAGAACATTTGGAACGGAGCTGCTGCTTCTGCAGGTGAGTTCTCAGGATTCCTTTCTTTGATGACTGCTGACTCTGACGTTATTGACGTAACTGCCACAACCGTGACGGCTGCAAACGTAATCACCGAACTTGGTAAAGTTGTAGATGCTATTCCTTCTGCCCTTTATGGCAAGGAAGACCTTCAAATCTTTGTCCCACAAAACGTAGCAAAGGCTTATGTCCGTGCGCTTGGTGGCTTCGGAACTTCAGGTCTTGGAGCGAATGGTGTTGACAACAAAGGCACTACTTGGTACGGCAACGGAGACTTGTTCTTTGATGGCATCAAGGTTGTTATGTGTAACGGCTTACCTTCAAACAAGATGGTCGCTGCTCAAGCAAGCAATATGTTCTTTGGAACAGGTCTTTTGAACGAGCGCAACGAGGTTCGCGTTCTTGATATGGCTGACCTTGACGGTTCAGACAACATCCGAGTAATCCTTCGCTTCTTCGCAGGAGTTCAGTACGGAATCGGAGCTGACGTAGTCCTTTACTCTTAATCCGAGTTAATGTAAATCAAGAGGGGGCTTGGGCTATGTCCTCGCCCTCTTTTTTAATTCTAATAAAACAAAGAAACAATGGCTTGTGATTTAACAAAAGGCAGGGCGGTACCCTGTAAAGACGTAGTAGGTGGCATCCGTGCCGTGTACTTTGTAGATTATGGTGACTTGGGTACTATTACCCTCACCAACGATGAGGTAACCAACATTAGTGGTACTTTCTCTGCTTACCAATACTTGGTAAAAGGCAATAGCTCTTTTGAGCAAACCTTTAACTCAAGCCGTGATAATGGCACAACCTTCTTCACGCAGACCTTGAATTTGACGTTGACCAAACTCACAAAGGAGGACAACAAAGAATTGAAGTTGCTTGCTTATGGCCGCCCTTACGTTATCGTACAAGACTACAACGGCAACGCATTCCTTATGGGTATGAACAACGGTGCTGAAGTAACGGGTGGAACGATTGTAACAGGTGCTGCAATGGGTGACCTATCGGGCTACACTTTGACAATGGAGGGGCAGGAGACAATGCCTGCCAACTTCATCGCAGGTGCTACTACTGCCAATCCATTCGCAGGACTTGCAGGTGCAACTGACACGATTGTCGTAGGTTCTAACTCGTAAATGAATTAGGGGGGCGCAAACCCCCTTATATTTACACAATGAGTACACTCAACAATATATTCGCCAAGTTCTCGGCTAAAGAGATGATGAAGGTTGAATTGTCTTTGATTAACGATGTTAAGTCAAAGGCGCAAGAGATGCGGAAGTTAGAGAGTGATGTGAATTCATTTTTGTCAGAGTTCCAAAGATTGATAAATGACCTAAACGCTAAAATTTCAGAAGGTCAAAAGTATCAGCAGCGAGCAAATGCTTTGACAACCGAAGGCGTTAAACTTGTTTCTAATGCTTCAAAAGCTATTCAAGAACTTGGGCTGCAGGTAAATGATAGTCCTGAAATAGTTGAATTGTTTAATTTGAACAGAACGCTGACGGAACGAGTTTTTTCTATTGGTGAGCAATTCTCAAAAATCAAAAAACCATAAAATGAGCAAACAAATTTTTTCTAAAATCGCCAAGATTGGTGAGGAGGTACGTTCGGCAGAAGCTATTAAGGTTGAACTTGGTGCAATGGAGGACTTGCCAAAAATGCTAAAACTTCTTCAAGAAGGACAAAAGGTAGAGTCCCGCGCTGCTGCTGCTGAAACCAAGTATAGTAACGCAGTAAATGATGCGCTTGCAGTTCGCTCAAAACTTGAAACTGAATTGCAGAATCTAAAGCAATACCAAAAGACAGTTGATGCTACTATTGCAAAAGTTGACTCAATGGCAAAAGACTTGGGTGTAGACCCTATGAAAGTATTACCAAGTTACAAGGAGGTTATGGCCAATAATTACCTGCGGGTAAACATTGAGAACGTAACTGAAACCTTGCGTATTTTGCCAAAAGGTAAAGTGTAGATACAAACTTGATATAATAGTTAAGGGGGCGTAAGCCCCTTTTCTATTTTCAAACAAATCCAAAGTAAAAGGTTATTTATTTAAGATGCACATTCTTCAAGTATCAGCCTCGCCCCAAGCAATAGTAATCATACCTCGCACATTCCCTGCGAGCGTTACGATTGCGTTGATTGATGAATCAACAAACACCACCGCAACACCTGCGGTTACTGCTGCCTCTGCTAATGGTTTTATGACCCTTACAGGCACGTTCGTACTTGTCAACAATAGATTCTATGGCTTGAAGGTATTCGCATCGGGAAATCTAATATATCGGGATAGGGTATTCGTAACTTCGCAAACAGACTACGAGAAATTTACGGTGAACCAAAACGTCTACACCGAAGAAACAAGCTATGACAATGAGTACATCATCATCTAAAGTCCACGTTGTGAACTTCAGTTCCTACACCACACCTGTTGTTAAAGAGGTGCAGGGCAAGGACTATGTAGAATACGGAGATAACAACGACTACTTCGGGTATCTAATTGACCGCTACAACGGCTCACCTACCAATAACGCCATCCTCAACTCGTTGATGGATATGACCTTTGGTAAGGGCTTGGATGCAACGGACTCTGCCAAGAAGCCGAGCGAGTACGCAGCGATGCGTGGTTTGTTCACGAAAGCCTGCTTGCAGAAGGTTGTTGCCGATTACGTTATGATGGGTCAATGCAGTATGCAGGTAGTTTACTCGCAAGACCACAATACCATCGTAGAGGTGCAGCACATCCCCGTAGAGACGCTGAGAGCCGCAAGGTGCAACGAAGATGGTGAGATTGAAGCGTACTACTACGCAAAGGATTGGACAGACGTAAAAGGCAGAAAAGAAACTGCGGTACGCATCCCTGCGTTTGGCACAAGCAAAGAGGGATTAGAGATTCTGTACATCAAGCCATACCGAGCAGGATTCTACTACTACTCCCCCGTTGACTATCAAGGTGGCCTGCCCTATGCAGAACTTGAGGAGGAGATTGCCAACTACCACATCAACAACATTCAGAACGGCCTCTCGCCTTCGATGCTGATTAACTTCAACAACGGAGTACCGAGTGAGGAGGAGCGCAGGAGCATCGAGCAGCAGATTGCAACAAAGTTCAGCGGCAGTTCAAACTCGGGTAAGTTTATCCTTGCGTTCAATGACAATAAAGACCTTGCGGCAACTGTTGACCCTGTGCAGCTATCGGATGCTGCGGAGCAGTACCAATTCTTGAGTGCTGAAGCCACGCAGAAAATAATGGTGTCGCATCGCATCGTAAGCCCTATGCTATTGGGTATTAAAGACAATTCAGGACTCGGCAACAACGCAGAAGAACTGAAGACCGCATCTACTCTTTTGGATAACCTTGTTATTCGCCCCAAGCAGGAAATCATTATTGACGGCATAGACCAAATCTTGTCATACAACGACATCAGCCTAAACCTATACTTTAAGACACTTCAGCCTTTGGAGTTCACCGAAGACGTAGTAACGCCTATGGATATGGAGACTCGTGAGGAGGAGACAGGCGTGAAACTTGCCAAGCAAGACAATCGCCCCTTTCTGCGTGATGAGCTTGCAGCAGAGTTGCTGCTGAACATTGAGAGTCTTGGCGAAAGCGAGGAGGAGCTGATGCAGGACTTTGACCTAATCACGGCTGATATCGTTGAAGATGAGGGAGCAGAATACGATGTAGAGGCATACCTCAATTCACGCACCGACCTTGCAGCGCAACAAGAGAGCGAGCAAGATACGGAGCGATATAAGGTGCGCTACTTCTACGCAGTAGGTTCTAAAAAAGACCCAAAGGGTGAAAGCCGTTTGCTATGCCGCACGTTAATAGGTGCCAAAAGAGTCTACCGCAAGGAGGATGTAGAAGCATTGAGTTCAAAAGGCGGAGCAGAAGCACAAGGTGAAAGGTATAGCGTATGGCTTTACAAAGGCGGTGCTAACTGCCACCATCGTTGGGAGCGTAGAATCTACCGCAAGAAGCTAACTAAAGAGGGCAACATCTACGGGGGAGGCTCTTTGAACGGCACGGATATTATCAACGTAAACCAAGCCATTCGTATGGGATTCCGCCCTGAGAAGAATGACCCGATGGTAGCCATCGCCCCTATTGAAACACCAACAAAAGGATATAAAAAATAAGATATGGCAACGGCATTATGGATTAAACGAGAGGACTTGGTTCGCAACACCGCGATTGGCGGTAACGTGGACACGGACAAGTTCATTCAGTTCATCAAGATAGCACAGGAGATACACATCCAA